TATAATTGGTACATCTCTTTTAATATCTAATTCTGGTACAGCGATAACTGTTACAGTGTAATCAGGTTGAAAGAAAGGTAATATTTGTTCTACTATTTGTAGTCCTGATTCCGCTGTCGCTGTGAATATGTTTAATGTATAAGATATATTATAAGGAACAGGTGTGTAATTATAATTCATTACTTTACCCTCTTTATCTGTTTTTACTGTCTTATACTTTTGTATTCTTGTTAACTTACGAGCACCATCATATGAGATACCAGATATTTCAAAACTCATTCTTGGTAAAGTGATAGCGAACTCTCGTTCTTCTAAATTAGGTTGTTGATCTAATCTTGTTAAAAACTTTTCTTTTGGCGCATACGCTAATGGTACTGCTAGTGTTTGAACTGTGTTACCAGAGGAATCTGTTCTCTTAACTTGTATCTTATTAAACAATTGACCAAACGCCACTGTCATTCTTCTCATTGATTCATTATAGAAATACTTACCAAACATTAAAATCCACCTCCATCTGGATCACCAAACGGGTTACGTTCTGTGAAATCTAATATATCATCAGATACTGTTTCTGTATCAAAACCTGCTTCATTATCTAAATCTAAATTGCTTGCATAATTTGATTGCGTTTGTATCGCAAAGTCTTCATTGATAAAGTATTGAACTTCACCATCGGCGCTGTCGTTTTCTAATAATAACGAACCAGTCGCATCTGTATTTTCTGATATAGTGACTGTTGGTGACAATCCAAGATAACTTGAACCATCTACAGAAACTGAAACACTTGTAACTACACCATCTGTTAATGTCGCTGTCGCTGACGCTGTAACTGCGTTACCAGGACTTGAAACTGTGACACTCGAAATAGACGCTACATCTGTTAAAGCAGCATCAGGTGTAATTGAAGTTAATTGACCATTGGTTAAACCTGGTGAACTATCTGTATTTGTTTTTGTTGTACTATCAGTCGCTACATAGACAACTGTAATTGTTGGCGCTGAACTATAACCACGACCAGCGTTTGTAATTGTAAATGAACTTAATGTATTTCCTGTTAGATTACCAGTCGCCGCTGCGTTAATAGTTGCTGATGGCGCTGATATGGTTATTGTTGGTGCTGTTGAATAACCTTCACCACCCGATACTAAAGGAATTGATGTTACTATATCGCCAGTGACCACTGGACTTCCTAATACTGCGCCAAATGTTCCACTCTCTAATGATGATTGATACAAACCTTGATCTAAAGAGTATTGTGTTTCAGCACTATCTATTTCATCTATACCTGTATCTAATCTTTCGTTTGAGTATTCCCATCTTGTTACTTTTAATTTGTAAACAGGTAGATTACCGAGTTGAAAGAATGGCTCTTGGTCTTGTACAAATTGTATCTCAAAAAAACTATTCATCAAAGGCATATATATTATATCGCCTTCGTTTGGTCTTCCTTCAACAATCATTGTATGTGCTGAGTCAACTTGATCTTGCCATCTTCTTTTAGAGATCATAAAAGTTGTATCTTCTCTTATCTCTAATCCAAACTTATTAATAATCTCTTGTTCGCCAGCGAAGCCTTCTGTAGTTTCCATATACATTTCTAAAAGATATGAATCGTCAAACTTACTTAATGAGTCTTCACCAAGTAACAAATCTCTATTTACTAATGTTCGTGGAAGATAATAACAGTCGTGTCCGTAGATTTTTAATCCTTCAATGATTAAATCTTCGTGTAATCTTTTTTCGTTATCGTTTCCGATTCCGTTACCGTTTGAAAAATAATGATTAACTGCCATATCATTATCCTATCATCATTGCTGGATTTAATTCGTATGAACTTCTAATTTCTTGTTCTAGTTTTTCAATGTCTTGTAAAGCTTCTTGGTATAGTTGTTGACCATTTAAAGTCACATTACCAATCATTGTAACACCATTAAATTTTGATAAATTTGCTCCCCACTGTTTTTTGAACAATTGAGTAACATATCTTTTTAAGTAGATGTCATTGTAAACATCTGTGTAAACTGTTGGGTCTAATTTTCTATAACACTCAATAACTATATACTCGCCAACTTGTATATCATTCTTCCAATCTTGGTCAATGTATAATCTATTATCATGTTGATTAAATCTTAATGGTTTTTCACCTACTAATATATGATCTAAAAAATCTAAATGTCTTAATACAACATCATAATTAATAATAGATGTTGAAGAAAAATCATAAAGGTCATTTAATCTTAATTGGTATCTTACGTCAAATAGATTTAGATTACCTTTATTAGAATATGGGAATATATTAATTACAGAGATTACACTTTCAGGTACCACTATAAATGCGTTACCCTCTTTCCATGTTGTTGTTACAGAATTTTTAGTTACTGATTCAGATGTATCAGCATTAATTCTATCGTAATCAGCTTGTGTGTATTGATATTTTAAATACGTTCTTCTAATAGCGTCATAGTGATATTGCGCAAAGTATTGAAGCGCTTCATCAATTCTATCTTCTAACTGGTCATCATCAGCATTGATTTCAATGACTGGCTTTCCGAGTGCTCTTAAAGCGTATTGTTTTAGTTGTTCTCTACTAGATGGTGTTGCCATACTATTCCTTTATTTTTCTACTATTTATAAGAATAGTAGAGTATTAACCAAGTGCAACAGCCTGTGCGATAGCGAAGGCTTGTGACGCCTTTGAGTCTATTTGTGTTTGAACACTAGAAGTTACGCCATCTACATAATTTAATTCTTCAGGAGTTGCTGTAATTTGTGTGGTACTTGCCGCTGCTAATACAGGAAGTGTTCCTGAAACGTTAGGTAAATTGATTGTTCTATCTGCTGTAGGATCAATAACTCCTAATACTGTTTCATAATCATCAGCTGTTGAACCTTCAAATGTAAATGAGTTTGTAATTTCAATTGTTGTAGAATTAACTGTTGTAGTTGTTCCGTTTACTGTTAAATTACCAGTAACTGTTGCATTACCACCAATTGTTACATTGTCTGGTAAACCAACTGTTATTGTACCTGAACTTTCACCAACTTCGATTTCATTTGCTGTACCAGAGAAAGTGATTGTACCACCTAAAGATGTAGCAGTAGATGTTGAACCATCTGTGACTGTTATACTTGAATTTGTTAAACTTGCATTACCAATATTTGATAATGTGTTAGATGAAGCATCAATTGTTTTATTTGTTAATGTGTCAGTTGACGATGCTGTAATGTAAGAACCTAAATCTGATATGTTTGATTCAGTAATTGTAATTGTGTTTGAAGCACTGTTGATTGTTTTGTTTGTAAGTGTTTGAGTATCACTTGTACCAACAATTGTACCAGATGGCGCTGTGACTGTTGTAAATGCGTTTGTACCATCTGCTGTTAAAATACCAGCAGTAAATGTTACAGCACCTGAACCACCATCAGCAACACCAATAAAATCGGCTGCTTGATATTCGGCAAGACCTGTGACATCACTTCCTGTAAATGTTGCTTTAACTGGTGCTTTAACTGCCATTAACTACTCCCTACTACTAAACTTGTTTGTGCTGAACCATCAGCGATTATAAATGGTATATATAAATTTGTTATTACATCACCTAAACTACCTTGTGTTTGTAAATCAATATCAGAACTAGAACCATCTGCTTTTAAGAATGGAACTGTTGCTGAAGTCACTGTACTTACTGTAACTGTATCGGTAGATGCGTCACCTGTAATACTTATAAGACCAGATGAATCTAAATTTAGTGTATCTGATGTTGAATCAGCAACCACATTTGTTGAATCATTTAGATTAATTGTTGAAAAAGTATTTTGTGTTGAACTACCTGTAATCGTAAGCGTATTACCAGATACAGAAGTTGTAATTCCTGTTCCACCAGCGACTGTAAGTGTTTCACTATTTAAGTCAATATCTGCTGTCGTTGATGTATCATCAGCAACTGTTAATGTTGACGCTGTTGAAATTGTTGTACTGCCACCTAATGCTACTGACGAACCGTTAATAGTAATAGATGAGTTTGTTAAACTTGAATTACCAATGTTTGATATTGTATTATTACTACCATCAATAGTTTTATTTGTTAATGTGTCAGTTGATGACGCAGTAATGTAAGAACCTAAATCAGAAATATCTGATTCTGTAATCGTAATTGTATTACTAGCACTATTAATAGTTTTGTTTGTAAGTGTTTGTGTACCTGAATTAGTAGTAACTGTATTATCAATCGCAAATGTAACTACGTCACCTGATATAGTTGATGATAAACCTGTTCCACCTGAAAGTGTAAGTGTATCACCAGCGTTAAAAGATGTAGTTGTAGATGTATCATCAGCGATTGTTAAAATCTCTGAACCTGTACCTTCAGCTAACTCTTTGATTGTAATGACATCAGCACTAACAGGAGCTGTGACAAATGTTAATGTACCAGAGGATACAGTATATTCATTTGTAGGTCTTTGATATACACCATTGATAAAAACTAAAAATTCTTCGGCGTCTTTACCAGTGGTTACATTAAACGCAGTTGTAGAACCATCTCCTGTATAACTTCTTACTAAGCCAGTGTCGTTGATGATGTTCGCACCTTCAACTAACTCTTTAATTGTAATAGCGTCAGCAGAAGCTGGTGCTGTACCAAACGTTAATGTTGTTCCTGAAACTGTATAATCGGTAGTAGGTCTTTGATAGACACCATTGACAAAAACTAAAACGTTTTCTACATCAGCGCCAGATGATACAGTATAGGCTGTTGTTGAACCATCTCCTGTATATCCTCTTACATCACCCGCAAGTGGCGATGTGGCATCACCTGTTGAACCACCAATTTCTTTAATGGTTCCACTATCGTTAATATAAAACTTTTTGGCAGAGGTATCAATTCCAACTTCACCAGTTGCTAAATCACTAGTGGTCGGTGTAGATGTACCTCGTTTAAGCTTTATAATAGTCGCCATATCAAAAATCTCCTATTGAACGACTAATTAAAATGTTCCGCCGTCAATCGTAGTAACTGTTACTGCTCCAGATGTAACTGTAAAGTTATTCGCACTAAATGAAGCGATACCTTTATTAGATGTTGTTGCATTTTCTCCAGTGATTGTCAATGTATTTGAAGCAATCGCTGTTACAATACCTTCGCCATTGTTAATTACTAATGTTTCACCAAGAGCAACTGCATCTGTTGATGAGTCACTACCTTGAATAGTAAATGTACTATTTGTAAGTGAAGAATTACCAATGTTAGATAGTGTGTTTGAAGAAGCGTCAATTGTTTTGTTAGTTAAAGTTTTAGTGTTGTCAGTTGATATAACATCACTTCCACCTAACGTTGCTGTAGTCGCCTCTAAATTCGCAACTAATGTACCAGTAGTAATTGATAGATTACCTGTTGAAGCACCTGTAAATGTACCTGTACCAACTATAAACTTATCAGCACTTTCATCAAATCCGATAAATGCGTTATCAGAATCACCTCTTTCCATTACGATACCAGTATCGTTAGCAGGCGAACCTGTTGTTCCGTTACCTAATTCAAATAATGTATCTGAAGCTACTGTGTTAGTTGTTGAGATAGTTGTTGTCGCACCATTAACTGTTAAGTTACCAGTAATAGTAGCATTTCCACCAATAGTTACATCATCTGGTAAACCAACTGTTACTGTTCCTGAACTTTCAGCAACTGTAACTTCATTTGCTGTACCTTGAATAGTAATTGTACCACCAAGAGATGTTGCAGTTGAGTTAGAACCATCAGAAATTGTGATAGCTGAGTTAGATAATGACGCATTAGCAATGTTTGATAATGT